TTAGAGCGTAATAAAAAGCCGCTCCCCGTCCCAAGTACACTCCTGAATTACAGCGCGAGCGATCGCGTTTTTTTCTTTGTCGTCGAAGCCATCCAAGCCATGAATCAGCTTCGCGATTTCCGCAGCCGTGGCCTTGGCATCCTTCGCACTGGCAGCAGCCCGGTGGCTTTCCATCTCGGCCAGTGAGGCTTCACGCTTCAGAGCACCCAGCTCAACGTCCAGGCGTTCCATTTCCGCGATGATATATTTTGATGCAGCGGAATCCTCGGCCAGAGCTAACGATGCAGCCAGGCGGCCGATCTTACGCTCACAGGCAGACACGCGAGCCTGCGCAGCCTTCAGATCAGGAACATCGGCCGGAGCTTCCGCTTTGACGAATTTCTGAATCAAGGCAGGATCCGCAGTGATGCCACGGAACAGCTCCAGGACTTCCTCATCCAGCAGATCGCATTTGATCTGCCCCATGTCGCAGGCGTCGACACCCTGCCTCATTCGCTTCCTGCAGTAGTACCAGGAAGAACAGGTACCGTCGACCTTTTTCTTTCTGGAGACCTGCATCAGGTTTCCGCACTTGCACCGGAGCACGCCCTTCAGGAGAGGCACCGGCCACTTTGCATCCTTGATGCATTTATTCTGAGTAAACCGGGACTGCACCGCGAGCCATTTCTCGGCAGGCATGAAGGGCTTGTGCTTTCCAAGGCACACGGTCCACTTTTCCGGCGGCTGCGCCTGGTGCTTTTTGTTTTTCTCGGTCGACCGGCCATAGATGATCACACCGACGGATCCGTCCCACATTTCACGCGGGGAGCCAGGATCCATGATGCAGCCCTTCGCGGCATAGAAGTCGTACACTTCCGGAGTCGCCTCGACGCAATACGGCATGGTCAGCATTTTATGCAGCTGCGTGGTCGAGAAGAACTTCCCGCTCTGTGTCCGGATGCCTTGGTTTTTGAATCGCGTCTCCATCCCCTGCAAGCTGCAGTTATAAGCCAGGAAGGTATCGAAGATCTGCGTCACGTAGCGAGCCCCGTCCGGATCCACCTCAATAGAGCAGTGCTTCTTCCCATTCACAACAATATGCTTCCTGACGTAACCAACCGGAGGATTGCCGCCGGTCCAGTATCCCTTTTTAGCAAGGCCCAGCATATTATCCGTAACACGGGCCGCGATTGTTTCACGCTCCATCTGAGCGAAGACCACCGTGACATACATCATGGCGCGCCCGATCGGCGTCGTGGTGTCGATATTTTCCTTTATGGAAATAAACATCACGCCATGCTCCTCCAGGAGCGCGTAGATATTCGCAAAGTCCCGGACATCCCTGGAAAGACGATCCAGCTGATAGACTACCAGGACATCGCAGAAACCGCCCTTTATAAAAGACAGCATACGCTGCAGATCCGGCCGGACGTATTCGCACCAGTGAAGTCTTCATCAGAGAACTGCTGCCAGGAATCCACCTGGCCGGAAAACTTCGACTCGCAGTATTCCCGGTTCATCCGGAACTGATTATCGATTGAATCTGATTTATCAGAAAATACGGATTTTCGTCCGTAGGAAAAGAACCTCATCGTCCCACCTCCCAAAAAAAAGAGTATAAAAAATAAACCCTTGCGGATTTACGGAAACGGCTGTAAAATAAGATTTGATGATTTACGTCAAATTATGCAGCTTCCGCAAGGAAGAACAGGTCGCCTGGTGTTCGCAGCACTGGGCGATTTTTTTATTTACATTTCTTAATTAACGCACGCAATCCGGGGAGAGTCTCCACGAATTCATCCTCCAGATCTGAAACAGATAACCAGGAAGACAAAAGCAATTTGTGGTCAATTAAAAATTGAAGTATTGGCCGCGGCAGACCTCGATCCGGAAACAAAGGCACCTCATCCAGCGCATGCTGAATCAAAGCAGACGCATCAGCGCGATACATTCCATCAAGCATAGGAACTCCTAACTTTTTCATAAGCTCAAGCTGAGCCTCCGTAACTTCTGGCATTTCCAATTCATGAGTAAACGGAGGAAGCAAGCCTGTACGCGCTTCCACATCGGAGATCGCCTCCCAGGATCCACAAAGAACGCGCCTCGTGTTGCGTCTTCTGGTTCCTGGGTTTTTTCCGGTTATTTTATACCGAAGGATGCGATCATCCGGCAGCTTCACGATTGGAGCCGCAGGTTCGGCTTCGGCTTGCCGCGAGAAAATTCTGCTGAAGAATCCCACGACTACGCCTCCTTTTTACCTGCCCCTTCGTCGTTTCCACCACTGGAGAGAGACGATTCTGCCGCCGCTTTTTTCTGAAGTTCAAGCTGCTGCCGGTACGCTTCGACTTCCGCATCGATGTCGATATCAGGAACCGAAGATCCAGGAGCGGCGTCGGCGGTACCAGAAACGCCGGAGTCCCCGATCGCAGAGCACACGTCCATAATGAATTCAAATACGTTGTCCCGTTCTTCGCGTTTCAACTTGAGGTATTTCTCCAGGAATATGTACTCGCCGTGGCTCAGGTTGAATTTATCAGCCAGGGAATCAAGCTCGTCGCACGGTTCAGGATTGAACATTTCACCGGTTCCGTTTCGGAGCCATTCTTCGTTGACATTAAATTCTTTACAAATAAGAGAGATCACAGGAGCTGACGGATTGCGTCGGCCACTTTCATAACCCGTGATCGTATTCTGCACAGATCCAATTCTGGAAGCAAATGCTTCCTGCGTCAAATCAAGCGATTTTCTTATTTTTTTTATTCGATCGCCAATGTTCATTTTCTCACCTCCACACCTGAATTATAAGCTAAAAATAGCGCACTGTCAACAAAAAATCGCAAAGGCAACAAAAAAGTGTTGACAGATACCGCGCTGACAATATATAATAATCGCAGAGACAACAAAACAACGCACCAAACGGAAGGAGGAAACACCATGGCAAAAGCTAAGAGATACACAGCCGAGCAGCTCAGAGACGCTGAGAAGATGGCAGCAACCCTCGCGAACGTTCCGGAGGAAAAGAGAACCCTCGTCATAATGATGACAAACTCATTCATGGCCGGAATGGAAGCACAGAAAGCCATTGACGATACAGCCAAAGCAGCAGCGCTGGCATAAACACACAACTGAATAAGAAGCAAGAGGAAGCATGACACCTCAATAAAAACTGTCTGGTCTGGCGGAGCCGATGCAATAAATCCGCTCGGCGGATAACCGGAGCCTGCGGCCAACCGTCGTAATTGGGAGAGGTAGCGTGAGCCCAAGTAAAACAATGGCGGCTAGGAGGCAGATGAGAACACCAGGAGAGAGAACATCCGGAGCATGGACTGGTGGGTGCGCAATACACCCGGATGGCGGCGATGAAACAGACCGCACTGCAGGCAACAGCTATACGGCTACCCCACACAATACTCAGGGAGCAAACAGCGGACAGGTTCTTCTTCAAACCTATGGAGAACCTGTCACAGACTGCCGGGCCCAGCCAAGCCTAGAGAGCAATATAAACAGCTCCGGAAGTCAACTACTAAATTAAAGAATTTATAAGAAGGAAGTGAGTAAGATGCAGAGGTATCAGACAGAGGATGAACACCGGAAAGCAATGAGAGCTAAGATCAATAAAACAATAAAGAGAGGAAAACGCCGGAAACGAATCATCCGAAGATTGAGGAAGGCGGTGCCAGGAATCTGCATCGGAGTACTTATCGCAGGCATGGGAGCCTGGTGCATAGCAGCTCCACTCCCGGATCCAGACGACTATGAGCCTACCGATTCCAGGCAGAGAACGGTCAATGGTACACCCAGGAAGAATATGAACAGATGAGCCGAGAAAGAGATGCATACCATCAGCGGGAGCGTGAGGAAGCAGAGAAGGAAGCTCAGATGATCAGAGACTACCAGGAACAATACCAGAAGGACCAGGAAGCAGAATGGAAGCTCTACCAGGAGCAAACGCGGACAGGGCTGATACATAGCATGGACTTTGATGCAAGCGACGCCTACCTGCTGGAGAAGATCGCAATGGCCGAAGCTGAATCAGAGGACACCGAAGGCAAGGCGCTGGTCATGCTGGTAGTTCTGAACCGGGTATGGGATGCAAGATTCCCGGACACGATCGAAGAAGTGATCATGCAGGACGGAGCATTTACACCGGTGAGCAATGGCAGATATGGCAAGGTGGAGCCGGATGCCGACTGCATGAAGGCAATGGAGCTGATCACAGTAGAGCACTGGGATGAAAGCCAAGGAGCCCTCTACTTTGAAAAGGCCAGCGACGAAAGCACCTGGCATAGCAGGAACCTGCAGAAGTTATTCACACACGGAGCGCACACCTTCTACACAGAGAAAGAGTGAGGACAATGGGAATCAGAATGGAAGTCAAGCTGACGGATGGGTACCAGCAGCGCTTCACAAGTGCGTGCCTGGCTCAGATCGGAAGCAGAAAAGAGGTAACGAAGATTGAAAATGGCAATGAAGGACGGAAAGATCATGCTGATCGAGGTGGACAATACACAGATGGCAATCATAAAGTCCTGGAACTCAATGAAGTACGACCGGCGCAAAAACATGATGATCGGAGACTGCAGCAAGGAACTGCTGGACAAGCTCTCCAAAATTGTGAGACTGCCACCGGCCATAGAAAGCTACAGGCAGCGATTGGATGAAACACAGCGAGCCGTAGATAAGATGCGAGTCGAGAAGGAACCGGAGGCCCTGGTCAAATACCCGGTGCAGGGCAGCCTTTACGAGCATCAGGTAAGAGCAGCCAACATGGCACTCCTGACGTTCGGCCTCGCGGATCCGAAGGAGGTATTGAAATGAAAGACGCAAGCATGTCGCTCGGAATTTACTTCGAGATAAAGGATGCAGAGTTATACGGAGGAGAAGGAACCACCGGATACGCGGCCACGATCGTGGAGATCTCGATCGAAGGACTGCAGAATGCTGACTTTGAGAAATACGCAGACAGCCAGCTAGAGGCGATGGCCAGCATGGCCAAGGTTCCGAAGGAAAAGGTGCGAATCATATCAAAAGACGAATATGAGGAAAACACCGAGGAAGAATAGGAGGCAACTATGACATACGATGAAATCATCGAACAGCTGGAGATCACCAAGAGCAAAATCAAAGAGATCGCCCGGAACGAATATGGTGGAGAGTCATGGAACGACGACCTGGATGCGCTGACAGAAGCAGCGGACATCGTCGCAGACTACAGCAAAGCAACAGCTCAGGCATCAGAGATGAGTCAGAAGTACGAACAGCCAGCAATGGCGGTCAGACGTGCAGCAGGGCTTTATACCTGCCCGCTTTGCGGCAAGAGAACACAGGTCGGCCACACGCACTGTCACTGGTGCGGAAAGAAGCTCTCCTGGGACAGAGAAGCATACGCAGACCGTGACTACCCACACATGAGCACGAAGGGAGGTAGGAGACGATGATCATACAGTTAGAGATTCCGAAGGAATTCGCAAAAGACTACGCAAACAATAGATTTGATGACTTCTTCAGGAGAGTCTACGCGGATATTGATAACGAAGGAATGTGCGGAAATTACGAAGGCGAAACAGCTCAGATGATGGCGCGTGCGTTCAAAGAATCGAGGTGCCTTGACTATGAGAAAACTCGTTGATGCACCCAGGAAAAAGAAGCAGTGGACCGAGAAAGAGGAAGCCTACCTGCAGGATAAATGGGGCACGGTCTCCATCAAAGGGCTGTCCAAGGCTCTCGGCCGATCGGAGAATGCAATCATCGTCAGAGCGCAGCGGCTCGGATGCGGCGCACACCTGGAAAGCGACGTCCGGATCTCCCTGAACCAATTCATGCTCGCCCTTTACGGTGGAGCGCAAATGGGAGGCTACACCACCAACCGACTGATCCAGAACGGACTGCCAGTCAAATGGCACCGGGTAAAGAAGAACCGCTTCAGAGTGATCGACATCGAGGACTTCTGGAAGTGGGCCGAGAAGAATAAGAGTCTGCTGGACTTTTCGAGATTTGATAAGTACACGCTCGGAGCAGAGCCGGACTGGGTGGATGAAAAGCGCAAGGCAGATTATAAAAAGATGCAGCTTCACGGCCAACACAACGCAGCCTGGACAAAAGCAGAGGACGACAAGCTCCGGTACCTGCTGGAGAAGAACCGGTATACATACAGCGAGCTGGCGCAGGAGCTCAGACATTCAGAAGGAGCCATCAAGCGCCGGATCCTGGACCTTGGAATCGAGACTCGGCCAGTTCGGTGCCCCCCCCCCGAAAATGGACAGAGGAAGAAGTGGAAACTTTGTGCAGCATGGTAGATGCAGGATACGACTTCACTTTGATCGCAGAAAAACTGAACCGCACAGCACTGGCCACACGCGGTAAATTCGAAAGACTGCAGAACCCGGAGTACAACAAGCGCTACAATCGCGGCCAGAACCGGGACTATGAATACCAGGGAATCAGAAGCATAAGCGGAAAAGGCATCCTGAAAGACAGAAAGCTGATGGATGGCGTAGAGTTCCAGGAACTGCAGCCAGCAACAAATCAATGAAGGAGGAATGATAATGGCAGCCACCACGAATAAAGCTTCGGCCTTTTATTTGAAATGGGATGCGGCAAGACCAGGACAGCAATCGCTATCGCAGGAGCCGCATACCAAAAAGGTGCGATCCAGAGAGTTCTGGTAATCGCACCAACGTCCGTCGTGTCGGTCTGGCCAAAAGAGATCGCAGAGGTCGCAGACTTCAAAGTGACCTGCAAAGCGCTCCTGGGAACGAAGCAACAAAGGATCCGAATGATTGAAGACCTGCAGGCGTTCCCGTTCAAAGCGCTCAAGGTCGCCGTGATCAACTACGAATCAACCTGGAGAGATGGACTGTTTGAGAAGCTCCAGGAATACGACGCTGACCTGATTATATGCGATGAGAGCCAGCGAATCAAGACACACGACGCAGAGCAGAGCAAAGCAATACATAAGTTAGGAGACCAGGCGAGGTACAAGCTCATTCTCTCCGGAACACCGGTACAGAATGATGCAATCGACATCTGGAGCCAGTACCGGTTCCTGGACGCTTCGATCTTCGGCCGGAACTTCTATCAATTCAGAAACCGGTACGCAATCATGGGAGGATTCAACCGGAAGCAGATCGTCGGGTACAAAGACCTGGACGGTCTGATCCGAAAAGAACACTCAATCGCATTCAGAATCACGAAGGAAGAAGCAATCGACCTGCCGGAGCAGACGTTCATCAAGAGGAAGGTCCAGCTCGGTAAAAAGGAAAAAGACCTATACAACCAGATCAAGCGAAGCAGCTATGCAGAGCTATCCAACGGAGACAAGATCACGGCCACAACCGTACTGACAAGGCTC